GAATGTCAGTTCAAGATCAGTGGACTCAACAATGTTGGTCTACGATTCTTCACAGTATATGGGCCTTGGGGTAGACCAGACATGGCACTGTATCAGTTCACCGATGCAATCTGCCATGACGAACCTATCCAAGCATTTAACTATGGCAACATGAAACGAGACTTCACCTACATCGGTGACATCGTTGAAGGAATCAAGATAGCACTGTTTGCTGATCTACCTACCAATGAGATTTACAATATAGGTAGAGGCAAGCAAGTAGACCTTATGCATTTTATTTCACGCATAGGTAAGGAAGTTGGAAAGGAACCAGAAGTGATTCTGGCACCTAGACATCCTGCTGATACTCTAGAGACTTGGAGTAACACAGGTAAATTGAGAGAATTGGGGTATAAACCCAAAGTGAATATCGAGCAGGGTGTGGAAGCATTTGTTCGATGGTTTAAAGAGTATTACGGATACAAAGGATAAAATATGAACGAAGAAGAGATGATGGAAGATAATGATTACCCACTTCTTGATGCGGATGGAAACCCACCTAAATTGAGAATCGGTATTGTTGGTCATGGATTTGTTGGGGGTGCAGTGGACTATGCATTCACCCACCGAGACATTGAGAAGTTTTATGTTGACCCAAAATATAATACCACTATTGATGACCTATTGGATTGGAACCCAAATGTCACATTTATTTGTGCTCCGACTCCGATGGCAGAAAGTGGATTTGTGGATGCATCTATTGTAGAGGATGCTGTATTGAAACTCTTGGAGCATACCGAGGGTGGTGTTGTTGTCAAATCAACAATTACACCAGACATTGTGGATCGTCTGTATTCGTCTGTGTTTGAGGATGACATCAAACGATTGACTATCAACCCTGAGTTTTTGACTGAGTCAAATGCCAAGGAGCAGTTTGTGATGGCACCTTATCATGTGATTGGTGGTCATCCAGATGCCTGTAAAGGTCTTGCACAACTCTATGAAGTATACAGTCTGTGTGTTGCCACTGAATTTATGTTTACCAGTGGTGTTGAGGCGGCATTCGTGAAGTATGGGGTGAACTCTTTCCTTGCAACCAAGGTAACATTCTTCAATCAATTCTTTGATTCGATTGAGAAGTTTGGGTGTAACTATCCGACTATTATGAATGCAGTTGGTAGGGATAAACGAATCGGCATGGGTCACACTCGTGTACCGGGATATGATGGTAAACGAGGATTCGGTGGTGCGTGTTTTCCCAAAGATTGTAAGGCATTTACTTTATTCGATGAGGACTTGACTTTAATTGATAAGTGTGTTAATATAAACAACAATTATCGTAAACAATATGAACTAGATAAACGTGAGGAAGAAAATAATGTCAAGTATGATGGACAAACTAAAGAAGAACAGCAAGATCAAGACAACGGAAGTACTGTCTGATAGCAAGTTCTTCACTGAGAAAGATATGGTGCCAACCGATGTTCCGATGGTGAATGTCGCATTGGCAGGAAGTACTGACGGTGGTGTCACACCGGGATTAACAGTCCTAGCAGGGCCGAGTAAGCACTTCAAGACTTCATTTGCATTGCTAATGGCAGGTGCATATTTGAAGTCTAAGAAGGATGCTGTTATGCTCTTTTATGATAGTGAGTTTGGCAGTCCCCAATCTTACTTTGAGCAGTTCGGTATTGACACTGGCAGGGTGTTACATACACCCATCACCAATGTCGAGGAGTTGAAGTTCGATCTCATTTCGCAACTTGAACAACTTGATAGAAAAGATGATGTTATAGTCGTTATCGATTCAATTGGTAATCTCGCATCCAAGAAAGAACTAGAGGATGCAATTAATGAGAAATCGGTGGCAGATATGTCTCGTGCCAAAGCATTAAAAGGTCTGTTCAGAATGTGTACTCCGTATCTGACTATGAAGAACATTCCAATGCTTGCCGTCAACCACACATATAAGGAAATCGGACTATTTCCAAAAGACATCGTAGGTGGTGGTACTGGTATTTACTACAGTGCTGACAACATCTGGATTCTGGGTCGTAGACAGAACAAGACTGGTACAGAGGTAACAGGTTATGATTTCGTCATTAATGTCGAGAAGTCGAGATATGTTAAAGAGAAGTCTAAGATACCTATCTCTGTTTCTTGGGAAGGTGGTGTTGAACGCAATAGTGGTCTGTTGGATGTTGCTCTTGCTGGCGGTTATGTTGCTAAACCTTCTAATGGATGGTATTGCCGAGTTGATCGAAATACTGGAGAGATGGTAGAGGGTAAGGTTCGAGAGAAAGAAACTCTGAAAGATGAGTTCTGGGAACCTATCTGGAATGGTACGGACTTCAAAGACTTCCTACAGAACCAGTACTCCATTACTAAAAAGTCACTTGTTTCTATGGATGATATTGTAAATGAGTAATGACATAGAAACCAAGTTGAGTGAAGATGTACACTTTGAGATTATTCCATCCGAAGATAAACACGGATGGAATATCCGAATCCTCGAAGAGTTTCCCGAAACTGTTATTGCATATGATGTGATTGAGGTGGTCGAGGACAAAGACCAACTCAGTTTTAACTTCACTATTGTTTCAACTCCAGATGAAGATTTATCTGTAAATGACTTGACTTTACAGGAGTACTCTGGTAGAATACTCTCTAGTTTACTGGAAATTGCAATTGCCGATGGCACTCTTGTCGCACAGGATAAAAAGACTGGAGAGGTAATGGCAACTGACGAAATACATGAGGAATTGGAGTTATATAATGAAGAATATCAATCTGGAACAGACGATTCTGAGGAATCTGCTAACCAATGACCCCTATATGCGGAAGGTGGGTGCATTCCTATCTCCCGACTATTTCCAAGGAGTCTACAAGGGTCTGTTCAAAGAAGTAACAAAGTTTGTTGCCAAGTACAACAAACTACCCTCCCTCGAAGCATTCAAGATCGAGATCGATGAGAACAACTCTATGGGGGAAGAAGATTATCGTGGGGCAAATGAACTGCTCCACGATCTCTTCCAACCCGAACCAGAGAACCTTGATTGGTTGATTGAACGCACCGAGAAGTGGTGTCAAGACCGTGCAGTGTTCAATGCGGTGATGGAGTCTATCTCTATCATTGATGGCAAACACGCAACCCTACAAAAGAACGCAATACCCGATGTCTTATCTAAGGCATTGGGTGTTACCTTTGATACTAACATTGGTCACGACTATCTGGAGAATGTGGATGGTCGATACGAGTTCTATCACGAGCAAGAAGAACGCATCCCATTTGACCTTGATCTATTCAATCAGATCACCAAGGGTGGACTACCTAACAAGACACTGAATATTGCACTAGCAGGAACTGGTGTTGGTAAATCATTGTTTATGTGTCACTGTGCCGCATCGGGTCTGTCCCAAGGTAGGAATGTATTGTACATTACTATGGAGATGGCAGAAGAAAGAATCGCAGAACGGATTGATGCGAACTTGTTGAATGTACCGATTGACCAGTTGGAGAATCTATCTAAGGATATGTTCACTGACAAGGTTGGTCAGATTGCCGCAAAGACTCAAGGTAAACTGATCATCAAGGAGTATCCGACTGGACAGGCAAACACCAGTCACTTCCGTGCACTGTTGAATGAGATGAAGTTGAAAAAGAACTTTGTGCCAGAGGTCATCTTTGTTGATTACCTAAACATCTGTGCCTCGTCTCGTATGAAAGGTATGGGTGGTGCGATCAACTCTTATTCTTATATCAAGTCTATCGCAGAAGAACTGCGTGGTTTGGCAGTGGAGTTCAATGTACCTATTATGTCTGCGACACAGACTACCCGATCTGGTTACAGTAATGATGATGTCGGTCTGGAAGATACTTCTGAGTCGTTTGGTCTCCCTGCTACTGCTGACTTGATGTTCGCATTGATCAGTAATGAGGAACTAAATAATCTAGGTAAGATCATGGTCAAGCAGTTGAAGAACCGTTACAATGATCCGACTCGACACAACCGATTCACTGTCAAGGTTGATCGTAGTAAGATGCGACTGACCGATGATGATGATGAAGAGATGATACCAAACGATCAAGACAAGGGATGGGATGACAAACCAGTCTTTGATAACAGTTCGTCTGGTCAGAGAATGAAAGCAGAAAACTTCAAGAACTTTAAACTTTAGGATGTAATATGGAATTGCACTGGGGATGGCCCGTAGTCACTACCGCACTGATGTTTGGTTCTTTCTGGTATGGAAAGATTGTCGGATTTGTGGATGGTGAAGATGAAGGTCGAGACGATGGAATAGAACTTGGAAGTAAGGCAACTGCGAGAGTAGTAATGCAGTACATGAGGGAGAAGTATGAGTTGACAATTAGTGATCCCGAAATTGAAGAAGTTGTTGATGGTATAAGTATAACACACCATGAGGTAAATGAAGATGAGTAAAGAAATAGTTGATATGTATCGTAGTGTAATGGACTTGAGGTTTAATCCACTGAGGTTTATTCCTGACCCTGTCCTACAGGGTTACCTGTTGATGGCACTGTTCGTGATGTGGTCTGCCTTTTTTGGTTTGATCGCAATCTATTATATGGGTTGGGTTGGATATAGTATCCCTGTATCAATCGGTGTCCATCTGTCACTGATCGTACCCACGATTATAACCAATGCGGTATTCTTAGATGCGGAGAGAAAAAACAATGAGTAAAGTAAGTCTAGTTGCACTAAGTCAACCAAGTGCAATCACGGATTGTAACACAGCAGGAGAACTGGTCGCATATACAGCACGAGTGAGTAACCCTGCTAATCAGAATAATACTAAGACTGCATCCAAACTCTTGGGTTATCTGATTAAAGAAGATCACTGGTCACCCTTTGAGATGGTGCACATGACTATGGAGATCGTCACTACTCGTGATATTGCGAGACAGATCATTCGTCATAGGTCGTTTGCATTCCAAGAGTTCTCCCAACGGTATGCCGAACAGACTCACTTTGAGACTCGTGAGTGCCGACTACAGGATGAGAAGAACCGACAGAACTCAGTCGATACCGATGATCGTGTACTCAAAGAGTGGTGGTCTATGGAACAGGCAAAGGTAAAGAACCTTGCCGAGAGGTCTTACAAAGAGGCATTGAAACAGGGTATTGCCAAGGAACAGGCACGAGCATTATTACCAGAGGGTATGACCGAATCCACATTGTATATGGCAGGGTCACTACGCAGTTGGATTCACTACTGTGAACTAAGACGAGGTAATGGTACTCAGAAAGAACATATGATTGTTGCCGATCAGTGTTGGGATATTATCAAGCAACACTTTCCACAAGTGGTCAAGGCACTAGAGAATGACTGAGGTAGTGATTCGCAATGAGGAATTTCTGAAACTTCTTGATGATACTATCGAGATGTTTCTGCCTCATCGTGAACTCATGGAATCTATGGTGTCGAACGAGGGTAATGTTCCTGTTGGTGATGGTGAGTACTATTGTCAAAAAAAACACTTGTTTGACAAGATGAACAACAGTGAACATCATATTGGATTTCCAGAACACGCATATGGGTTTCAAGTTGCACATGGTGCAAAGTCCCATCCAGAGATATTTGCACCATTGAAGATGCACACCAAGAATGAACTGGTTCGTATCTTTGGGGCAAACAATAACTCTCTGACATCCTACTATCCTGCCAATGGATATGTGGGTTGGCATACGAACTGGAATGCCTATGGTTATCAGATGATTATTACTTGGTCTGAGTCTGGTGATGGTTACTTCTCTTATTATGATAAAGAGACAAAGAGTATTGTGACCCACCATGACCGAGCAGGGTGGCAAGCAAGATGGTATCGGTTTGGTCGGAAGGATGAACCCAATCATGTTTGTTGGCATACCGCATGGACAAACT